AGATCGTCGACTACAAGAACGGCGCCGGTATCACCGTGTCTGCGGTCGAGAACCCGCAGTTGATGTTCTACGGCGCGGGGGTTCTGGCACATCTGCCGGCGGCCCAGCGCGACCGGGTGAAGCGCGTCAAACTCACCATCGTGCAGCCGCACGCCCAAGGGGTGTCACCCATAAGATCCTGGGAGATCGATGTCGTCGATCTCTTAATGTGGGTGGACGACGTTTTGGTCCCAGGTGTCGAAGCCTGCGCCCAGCCCGACGCGCCCTTGGTCCCGGGTAGTTGGTGCCGGTTCTGCCCGGTGTCGCACGCCTGCCCCAAACTCATGGCCGACGCCCTTGAGATGGCGAAGGCCGAGTTCGACGACTACCAACCGCCGGGTGACACTGACGAGCTGGCCCGAGCCCTCGACGCCGCCGAGCGCGCCGAGCTGTGGATCACCAGGATACGCGAGTTCGCGATCGACCAGTTGGAGCACCAGGTCCGCATCCCGGGCTGGGGGCTGGTCCCGACGCGACCGACCCGCAAGTGGCTCGCCCCCGACACCGACATTGCAACCCGTCTCCAAGCCCTCGGCGCCAGTCACGATGAGATCTGGGAAACGAGAGTGAGATCGCCGGCTCAGATCGAGCGGCAGCTGCACCGGACCCGCAAGGGAAGACAGATCTGGGACCAGACGGTCGGGATGATCGAGGCCCGGTCCTCGGGGCTCAAGCTGGGCCGCGACAACACTACCGACGCCGGGGAGGATTTCAATGATGACGCTACGTGACGAGCTTGTGCGGTTGCTTGTCAAGCTGGAGGACAGTCATTTCGGATGGGACATTAACGAGGCCGAAGACCGGCTTCACGAAGCCATCCAGGACTTAAAACGCATCCTCGACTTCGTCCTGCCGAAGACGCCGGCATGAAGACCGCGGCCTCGATCTGCGCCGATGCCGCAGCCCTGGTCGGTGGCGACCGTCAGGTCACCCACGGGGACAAAACGATCAACTTCACTAATACCGCTGCCCTCTGGACCGCGATTTTGGAGGCTAAAGCGCGGCGGAAGCCGGGATGGCCGGTCCTCCATATCGATGGTTCCAGCTCGATGCCGCTCGATGCCCTCGATGTCGCCAACATGCTGGAAGCCTTCAAGATCGCCCGCCGGTACAGCGGCTCGCATAATTTGGATGATTATGTGGATGGAGCAGGGTATGCGGGCTGTGCTGGTGAAATAGCGGAGAAAATGAACGCGGAAGAGTACGCGAAAGAGAACGCGGAAGAAGACACGAAATGACCTACGCACGGCTACTACCACAGAAACCGGCGCTATTGCCGAAAGTGCAGAACAGAAGCCGTCTACAAGTGGCGGCATCGACACGACTACATCGACGGCGCTGGCTATGCCGGCTGCGCCGGGGAAATTGCCGAACGCCTTAACGAGAAGGAACCCTAAGCCATGTCTGCCAGTGTCCGCACCCCGATCGGTATCTTGTCTTTCCCCAACCTGTTCAGCCCACGCCCGCGCGCACCGGGCGGCGAGCCGGTCTATCAGTGCTCGATCTTGTTTAATACCGACGCCCAGAAGGACCCGGCCTACGAGGCCCTGAAACGCGCGGTACGCGAAGAGATCGACGACAAGTGCGGCGCCGGCAAGTCGCGGGACGCACAGTTTATGGCGGGGTTGCGCTCGCCGTTCCGGCCGACCAGCGAGAAAGCCTATCAAGGTTATGATATTGACGGCGGGATTTTTATCTCGCCCTGGACAAAGTCCAAACCTGGGCTGGTTGACGCTCAAAGAAATGAAATCTTACTCGCTGAAGACGTATGGGCTGGGCAGCTAGTAAGAGCAACAGTATCACCGTTCTACTACAACACCAGCGGTAATCGTGGCGTGAGTTTCGCCCTGAACAACATCCAAGTTTGTCGTACTGACGGGCCTCGGCTTGACGGTCGGCGCGCGGCAAAAGAAGACTTCCCCGATTACGACGGCCCTGGTGCCGCGGTCATGGCCGATGACGAGTTACCGTTTTAGTTGTATCGTCTGCGGTCTCGCGAAACCGCTTGACGAGTTCTACCGCCATCCAAGGATGGCGAACGGGCACCTGTCGAAGTGCAAGGAGTGCCAGAAGCAGGCATCTCGCGCGGCGAGGTTAGCGCGGCTTGAGCACTATCAGGAGTACGATCGGCAGCGAGGTAAGCTGCCGCATCGTGTTGAGCTGAAAAAGACGCTTCTTGCCAAACGCCCGGCGGTTAAACGCGAGGCAAACTGGGCTACCAGCAACGCAATCCGAGACGGACGTTTGACTAGGCAACCGTGTGGGATCTGCGGTGCTACTAGAGTTGAAGCACACCATGACGATTACACCCAACCACTACAGGTCCGGTGGTTATGTCGTAAGCACCACATGGGGTGGCACTATGAACTCCCGAACCCTTTCTGACGGTTGGTTCTGGTTGGTCCTGCTAGGGCTGATCTTTGTCCTGGCAGGCAGCCTGGAGTTTTAAGGATGCTGTCAGCGATCTTTAACCCGTTCGACCAAATGCTCTTGCCGCTGTTCTTTCAGCCACGGCTGATCGCCGCCGGTAAAGAGGTTGACAGGGCCGAGCAAGAGCGGCGGCGTCAAGCGCGTGCCGAGCTTGAAAAAGAGTACGTTCGTCTGTCTCGCAACCATCGCAGATGGCACTGGCCTGGCTGGTCGGACCCGGTCTTGGCTAAGGAAGTTCAACGTCTTCTCGATCTGGAACCACAGCGCATCGCGAACGCGCTGCGGATCGAGAAGCAAACCAAGCACCGCGAGAAACTTCACGCGGCTCTGCAGCACGAGTTTGACGCCTATGGCGGCCGGGGTAAGTGGATCTGGCATCAGCGCAAGACCCGCACCCTGAAGTCGATCGGGGACCAGATCGGTCTCAGCCGGGACCGCGTCAACCAAATCGCCAAACAGGTAGAGCGTCGGCGGAACCGGCAAGCCGCTATCCGTCCTTTTGAGTTTCCCGAGATCAACAAAGGCCGCCCGATCGACATGGGCGGGCCGCGCGACGTATGGCTGACGTTCTTCCCGTCCCCCGATCCGCGGCTCGATAACATGGAGCCGGTGTCAGCCGATGCGTCTGGTCCTCGACCTTGAGACCACATCGACCGCCGATCTGCGCAAGACCGGCAGCCATGCCTATGCCGAGCACCCGGACACCCGGGTCACGGTTCTCTGTTTTGCGATCGACGCCGGCCCGGTGGAGACCTGGCTCAACGGCCCGCCCCCTAAACTTTTCGTAGACGCGGTTCGCGCCGGCGCCACGGTGGTGGCGCATAACTTTCAGTTCGAGTTCAACATCTATTTCAACAAGCTGGTCCCACAGGGCTGGCCGGTGATCCCGTTGTCCCAGTGGTCCTGCACGATGGCGCGGGCCTTGGTGGCGGGCTACCCGGCGTCGCTGGACCTGGTCGGCCGCGCCTTGGGGCTCACCCAGCAGAAGGACCATGCTTCCCGGGACCTGATGCTGCGGTTCGCCCGGCCGCGGAGCCTCTCGCCCACCATCACCTGGTGGCACGAGACCGATCCGGTGCGGTTTAAGGCGCTCCAGGATTACTGCGCCCAGGATGTCCTGGCCGAGCGCGAGCTCGATCGCCGGGTCCCCGAGCTCTCCCCGCGCGAACGCCAGGTGTTCGAGGCCGACCACCGGATCAACCAAAAGGGCATCGGGGTCGATCACCATCTCGTCGCCGAGCTGGCGGCATTGATGGACACCGCGCACACCCGGTTGACCCATGACATCGTGCGGCTGACCAACGGCCAGGTGCGCAGCCTGGGCCAGGTGGTGAAGCTGAAGGAGTGGCTCGCCTTCCAGGGGGTCGACACCCCCGATCTGCGCCGCGGCACGGTGCAGACCTTACTCGCCGATCAAACCCTCTCCAGACCCGCTAGGATCGCGCTACAGGCCAGGTTAGACGCCTCCCGGTCCTCTACCGCCAAACTCACAGCCATCGCCTCAGCGCGCTCCCACGACGGCCGGCTGCGGGGCACCTTTCAGTATTATGGGGCAGCCAGGACCGGCCGTTGGGCCGGCAGGAGATTACAGCCGCAAAACCTGTTCCGCGGGTCCATCAAGGACGTGCCGGCGGCGCTGCGAGCGATCCGGGCCGGCGCCACCCCGGAAGATTTGGAGATGCTGTTCGAGGACAGCGCGCTGGGGGTCGTCGCGTCCTGCTTGCGCTCGACCATCATGGCCGGTCCCCTGCAGAGGTTGGCGATCGCCGACTTCAGCCAGATCGAGGCGCGGGTGTTGGCCTGGCTCGCCGGCCAGCGGGACGCGCTCGATGTCTTTCACCAGGGCAAAGACATCTACATCGAGACCGCGAACCGGCTTGGGTCCGACAACCGCGCCCTCGGCAAAGTTTGCGTTTTGGCGCTGGGCTACGGTATGGGGCACGAGAAGTTTCAGGCAACCGCGCTGACCTATGGCGTAGTTCTGAACGAGTACGAGGCAATCACCGCGGTTGCTGCCTGGCGTCAGCTTAACAACCGCATTGTTAACTTATGGTGGGAGAGCCATAAGGCCCTGATGCGCGTGCTACGCGCCGGTACTGGGGCCGTCGAACAGATCGGCTACATCACCTTCAGCTATCGTCCGGGCGCGCTCTTGGCGCGATTACCGAGCGGCCGGCATCTGGTGTACCGACATCCTAAAATTGAGGTCAATGAGAAGGGATATGACGAGTTCACCTACATGGGCTCACTGGGCGGCGGCTGGGTCAGACTGCGGGCATGGCCTGGAAAAACTTGCATAGCAGCCGGCACCCTGGTCTTGACAGATCAGGGCTGGGTTCCCATTCAATGGCTCTCCCGGGCCAATCTGATATGGGACGGGATCTCCTGGGTTCGGCACGCTGGAGTGGTGTTTAACGGCACTGCTGACTGCGTTTGCCTAGATGGCGTTCTGATGACGCCAGACCATAGAGTTTTGACCATAGAGGGTTGGCGTCATGCCGAGCTTTCCGCTGGATTTGACCGGCATCCGGTCACACTTCCTGACCGTACTAGAACGCCAAGGCTCCAGACCGCGACCTGGCAGTACACGACCACGACAGTCGGTATGGCTAGTCCGCTGCGCCTGTGGAAAAACTTTTTCGATAGGACGAACCGAGTTCGTAAAAGGTCAGAAATCTTGTGGTTGTCAAACCCGAGCAATCCACTTTCAAGCAGTCAGTACACACGGTATGTCGAAGCACCCGGCATATGCGGTTTGGCGTTCGATGAACGATCGTTGCCGGCTTCCTACTCATCAAGCATGGGCGCGATACGGTGGTCGCGGGATAGCGGTCTGTCCCGAGTGGCAAACCTCTTTCGATGCGTTCTGGCGCGATATGGGGCCGAGCTATCAACCGGGTCTAAGCATCGATCGGGTCGACAACGACAGCGGGTATTCACCGGAAAACTGCGCTTGGAAAACCTCCAAGGAGCAGAACAACAATCGGCGGCCGCCTCGCAAGCGGTCTACGACATCGTCGACGCAGGACCTCGCCACCGGTTCGTAGTCGCCGGGCAGACTGGCCCCCTAATCGTCCATAACTGCGAGAACATCACCCAGGCGGTCGCCCGCGACGTGATGGTCGAGGCGATGCTCAAGCTCAAAGACCTGCCCTTGATCGCGACGATCCACGACGAGCTGATCGCCGAGGTCGACGAGGACGATGCCGATCAGACCCTCGCCCGCATGCTTGCGGCGATGCGGCTGACCCCGGCCTGGGCATCCGGTTTGCCGGTCGACGCCGCGGGTTTTGTCGTGAAGCGATACCAAAAGGGCTAAAACCGTTGTCGGCCGGTCTGCAAAACCCGAGGTGTGCGAAGGTGTTCAAATGGTGTGCGAGTGGTAAAACCCCAGCCCTGCCCTTATCATCCACTCGTTCCGTCCGGCATCTGTCCTTGCTGCAAAGCGGCCCAAGCGGTAGCCGGCTACCGCTTAGTGTGCAAATCGGCCAGTTTTCTGCCCAACAACGGCCTACAACGGCCTACAACGTACAGGACAAACATGGTCTAAGTAGTTGAAATTGCTTGTGTATTGTGACTACAAACCCCTTCCTTCGGGAGGACAGGGGACTAGGGTATAACCCATTGATTTAGAATAAATCTTTTTTGTGGTGGTGTGCAATTTGCACACCTCCAAACGGGTTTGTCCCGCGTTTGTCGGGCACCCTTGATTTTATTAGAGTTATTTTCAACGGCTTGCCGCTCGGTGTTGGCCGGTTGTCGGGTGTTTTTGTTAGTAAGCCAGGCTTACTATCTGCTTATTGTTGGGTGGATTTCTTGGGTTCCGGCGCCGGCTGGCCGCGGAACGGCGCGCCGGCTTTCAGGAACTCGTAGGCGCCGTAAGCCCCCGCGGCGATGCCCGCGGCGGCCTTGGTCGCCGGCGACAGCGAGCTGATCATCGGCCCGAGGTAGCGCATCGAGGGGACCATGACATCGTCGATGAGCCCCATGATCGGCCCCGCTGCGAGGGCGTGACCGCCGGCAGCATCCTTGCCGCCGGCCCCGGCTCCCCCGCTGTCCATCCCGGGCAGCCCGTCCATGCCTTCCATCCCCGGCAGCTCGCCGGGATCTCCGGCGCCGGCGGGTTCCGGCCGGGTGGCGCCCTTGGGTCCTGCCACTATCGTGGCGATCCGGTTGCTGGCGGCGGGCGAGGTCAGTCCTTGCAGGGCAAGCCCCGCCCCGATCTTGCCGATCGGCCCGGCCACTGAGCTAACGGCGGTCAACCCGTAAGCCATCAGCGGCACCCCGACCAGGTTGAACATCCCCTGCGCCGCGTTATAGAGCTGGGTGTTGGTTTTCGGGTCGCCCTGTCCGAGGATCGGTTGCAGGACTTTTTGCAAGGCGGTTATGTAGTAGTTGGGCGAGGCGCCATGCGTCACGGCCATCAGGTCGCTGTCGTATTTCAGGTGGCTCCACGCTTGCAGAAGCGGATCGAGCACACCGTTGAGCCCTGACCTGGAGAACGCCAGGTCCTTTAGGTAGGACCACAGATCGCCTTTTTTCTGGTGCGTGTCCCACTGGTCCGGGGCGAGGATGTACTGCCGCACGATTGTGGTCATCAGGCTGGCCGCGTACATCGCAAACGCCGCTCCCACTGTTGCGGCCAGTGCGCCGGGGTGAGCCGCCAGACCGGCGAGAGCGCCGCGGACCTGGCCCACCGGCTGGGGACCGCTCATCGCTTCTGATCGGCCCCGCAGGAAGTTATGAACCAGCCGCTCGCCGGCCGGGTTGAGCACGTTCTTCTGAAACGAGTAGTTAAACGACATCAGCTGGTAGGCCAGGCCCAGGATCGGCTTGCCGGTCAGCATCGCTCGGTCGACCTTGTACGGGTCCTGGATGATCCGATCGGTGAGGCGCCTGACCGCCAGCGAGTAGGCGTCGCCCATCCCGGACAGCATCCCGGCGTTTTCGCCCGCCAGGGCGTTGGCCCCGGGACCGGCGCCCAGCATCTGCGGGGTCGGCAGCTTCCCTTGGAGGTCCACCATGAACTGCGAGAACTTCTGGTGGATCTCGTCCGGCAAGCCCAGCTCGCGCAGCCAGCGCGCCGCATCCTGGCGCCCGTGGACGGCCTTGGGGTCGGTGCCGGTATCAAGGATGTGCTGCGCCAGCTTGCCAAGAAACCAGTTGCTGGTGCCTACCGTTGCCGCCCGCTGACCGTTGGTGACCTGGGTCAGAAACGTCGCCCGGTAGAAGTTGGAAAGAAGCCGGCCCATCTGGGGCTGGTCGTTCACGTCGACCCCCTGGCGGGACAACATGACGCTGTCATGCTGCGGCGACGAAATCACGTTAAGCAGCTCGGCCAGCGCCGTGCGGTCCCGGGCGTCGGCGGTGCGCATCAGTTGCCCGAAGGTGTACCCCATGTTTTTGAACGCGGCCCGCATCTGACCGGTCGCCAGCCCCGCCACCACCGGCTCGGTGAGTGAAGACCACACCGCGCGCTCCATCATCGCGAGCGTGCCGAGGCCCTGGACGACGTTGTGCGCGTTCTGGCCGAAACGCACCCAGGCGCCGCGCTGGTTGCGTCCGGTGACGTCGGCCACCAGCTCGAAAAACTTCGACACGTCGTCACCGCTCATGCCGTCGATGCGGTTGAGTTTGTCGATCGCCTCGGTGATGCGCTCGTTATTGGCCCCGAACAACTTGGCGTACGCCGCGCGCCGGGCCACCGAGTGCAGGTAGCTGGGGATCGCCACCATCGGGTCGGTGTGCATGTAGGCGGCCATGATCTGGTCGGCTTCCGGCGGCAGCACCCGGGCCTGCAGGAACCTGCCGCCCGGTGCCCCAGTGTCGAAATCCGACATCGCGCCACCGGTCAGGTTGGCGTGCCAGCTGTCGGCGTTGGTTGTAGCGATCAGGTCTCGCAGCGGGTCGTGCGCGTCGATCGCCAGTTGCTCGGCGTCGATCTTCAGTTGGTTTAGCTCGGCGGTCTCGGCAGCGGTCGGGGCCGGGCTTTCCTCGATCTCGCGTTGCCGGCGCAGGTTCCGGTTCAGCTCGGCCATGTCTACCGGCAGAGAGTTGCTGGTGCTCAACGCGCGGGTATCGCGCGGCATCGTCGTCCACTTTTCGAGAAGCGCCTGCGGGTCGGACCCGGGCGCGCCCAGTTCCTGGTCGAACATAAAAGAGTAGAGTTCGTGCGCCGCTTTGCGGAACCCGGCCGGATCGGCGGCTGCCTGGTAACGATCGTAAATCCGCGGGTAAAAGCCGTTCTTGGCGTAGCCGATGTCGAGCCCGGCGTCGCGGGCGTGGGACCAGACCACATCAAGCAGCTGCCGCACCTGACCGGTCAGGTGCGG